TAATAATAATTCTAGTGTTAATGGTTGTGGTCTTAGGATACACAACCTTTAACCTTCTTAAGAAAAATGAAAGGGCTGAAGATATTATCAATAGTCAAGTCAAATACATCAACGAAGTATCTGAAATAGTTCAATTTGTTGATAAAAGAATGGGCGAACTTGATAATAAAGGCACTTTTGAGTCTGATGATGAAATAGGTTTCTTCTTCCAAAGAATAAAATTGTTAAATGACCTATTAAAAAAGTACCAAATTAAAGTATGAGCCATGAGATAATAGAAGAAGTACCTACAAAACCCAAGACAAAAGGAGTCCAATACTTCACCCAAGAAACCGAAGATGCTATTGTAGCATATAATAATACAGATGATTTTGAAAAAAAAGATAGGATTTATCAAACAAAAATCCATTATGCTTTTTTCAAATTAACAGAAAATATAATCCATACCTTCAAATTCTACCATACTGAGGTAGATAATATAGAAGATCTCCAACACGAGATTATAACTTTCCTTTTATCTAAAATCCATCTATTCAACCCAGAAAGAGGAGCTAAAGCTTACTCATATTTTGGGACTATTGTAAAGAGATACCTTATAATCTCTAATACTAAAAACTACAAACGTAAGATAGATAAAGTATCTGTAGACGAATTAGATGAAAGCGAAACCCACTATTATGTAATTGATGGGGATTCGCCTAATGTTGATAAGTTATCATTTTTTATAGATAAATTTGTAACTTATTGTTCTGAAAATCTTTTTGATTTGTTTCCTAAACCCAACGACGCTAGAATAGCGGATGCTGTGTTGGAACTTTTTAGGAAACGAGAAAGTTTAGAAGTCTTTAATAAAAAAGCATTATACATCTACATTAGAGAAATGGTTGTAGATGTGAAGACTCCCCAAATTACCAAAACAGCAAACAAACTTTACGCTATATTTAAAAAAAGCTATCCCTATTATTTAGAAACAGGGGTAATAAAATTCACTTAAATTCATATTTATAACAAACTTATAATTATGAGTCAATTTGATAAAATAGTATTTGGTAAAAAGAAATTCTCTGATTTATTAGAGGAAATCTACGATAACCAAAAGAAAAAAGATAAGCAGATAAGTGCTCTTATCAATGAGCTTAAACCTATGATCGAAGAAATAGGTGATGCTACTCTCTTGGTTCCCTTAATTAAAGAATACTTAGAGATTGGGGTTAAAAATGATGACTTACTCATCAGAATGGCCGCTTTAGCACAACGTTCTCTTCAAGCTGAAGCTTCAGATACAGGTTTAGGCATTTCAGACGAAGAAAAACAACAATTACTTTCTGAGTTAGATAAATTCAAGAAAAATTAATAATGGTATTTGAAGATGAAATTTTAGGGAATAATTTTGGAGATTCTATATTAGCCAATCTTCAAGACCTTCTTGTCCCTGTAAGAGTTCAAAGTGTAATTTATGATGACACCCACCCTAGATTTAATGAATTAGGAGGTTGGAACTCTATAGGAACAATTGAATTCTCATCAGTTAGAAATCCTTTAGCTTCTCAATTACCTAAATACCAAACTGCTCGCCCTTTTTTTTCTAATATAAAACAATATCCTGTTGAGAATGAATTAGTTCTTCTTATTCAAGGATTAGCCCCTATTGAAGGGCAAGAAAACGTTTCGGACCAAACCAACTATTATGTAGCTATTTATAATACTTGGAATACACCCCACCAAAATGCTTCACCCAATCCATTTCAAGCTTTAAGTCCCAACTTAGCCCAAAAAGATTATGTTACAGCAAATGCAGGGTCGCCCAATGTTATAACCGGACAAAACCCTACAATATATCTAGGGCCTGGATTCCAAGAACAAAAAGACATCCACCCAGCTCAATCTTACCCAGGTGATATAATATATGAGGGTAGATGGGGAAGTAGTATCCGTTTTGGAAGCACAGCAGAAAATCCAAAGACTAATGAATGGTCTTCAGCAGGGCCTGTGGGAAGTCCTATTTTAATTATAAAAAATGGTCAATTTAAAGATCCTCTTATTCGTGGTTGGATTCCCCTTTCGGATTATATAAATGAGGATGATGCTTCAATTTATTTAGGTAGCACTCAAAAAATCCCCCTAAGAGCTGCAAGTACTAATGATTACTTCAGTTATAAATCCAATCCTCCTCAAAATCCGGGTCAATATGCTGGCAAACAAGTCATTATAACCTCAGGAAGAATAGTTTTAAATGCTTCATCAGATCATATTTTATTTAGCTCTAATCAATCTATTAACCTAAATGCTGTACAGTCAATTAATTTTGATACTACTGGAGATGTTGTAATCCAATCAGGAAAAACTTATATAGGTTCTAAAAATGCGGTTGAACCTTTACTATTAGGCAACGCTACAGTTAATCTTTTAGGTACTTTACTACAAGCACTTAAAATTTATTTTAATACTTTAGGTAACACTCCTACAGCCCCAGCGGGCGCTATAAACCCTATAACTCAGGTATCAACTCAAAATATGGTAGGACTTATAGATGCTTTAGACAAACAATTAGATCTTATAACTTCTAATTCTAACTATACCATTTAATGGCTACCCCTCAAGAAATAGAAAATACTAGACAGTCTGAAAATCTTAAAAGACAGTTAGCTATTGGTTATTCAGAAAACCAGGCTTCGGGTCTTAATTTTATTTCACCCAGCATTCCTGACAATCAGAAACCTAAAGGGAACTCAAAGTTAATTTCTTTAATAACTTCAAAATCCCAAGATCTTATTACAAAAATCAATCCTGCTTTTCTTCAAATAGCAGGACTTTTAGGAATCCAGGGATTTGGTACTGCTCAACAAACCATACCAGATGTTTGCCCCCCACAAGAAATTATAGATAAAGCACTTAATATTAGAAATAATATTGTAGGTCAGTTAAATAATGTTTCAAAATTTATCGAAAGATCTTCAGGTAGATTAGAAGATTTGTTGGGTGTAATTAATGCTCAAATTGAAGTTATTAGAACTTCTAAAATTACTAAAAACGTTCTTAATAATACTCAAAGAGTAACATCAGCGGCAGCAGCTGCTGCTGGTATTCCTGTACCGGGCCCCGTAAGTGCTTTATTAAGCAATCTTTTATCCGGTGTAATATCGCTAGATAACGTTATAAAAAACATTCAATTTGATGACTCGGGTAACCCCAAACTCCCAGCTTCTTTATCCAATCTAAACGGGGGATTATTTGCTTTAACATATTTAGACAACATAGTTCAAAATATAATTCAAAAGTTAAATTCCATAGATCAACTTTTAGCTAAGTGTGGGGCACAATTAGATCCTTTAGACTCTAATCTACAACTTATAGCAAATAACGAAAACGATAATTTATATAAAGGATTTTTACTTAAAATTGAAGAAATTAAATTCAATGATAGATTAACCCAAAAGTTAGCAGTTGCATATAACACATCAGGAATAGCTCTTTTAAAAACTGATCCTTCATTTACAGATACCCCCCAAACTTTAATTGATACTCTTAAATTTATTATTGACAGAGATAATTTAAAAGCTAATTAATTTAATATTTATAACCATGAAAGCGCAAGATTTCAAAAAAATAATAAAAGAAGCAGTTAGAGAAGCTATCCAAGAGGAATTAAAAGATATCCTTTTGGAAGCAGTTCGTACTCCTAAATTACCAATCCAGGAAACTTACCAAATGAACAATTTGTTGAGCCCTGTAGCTGTTGATTCAACAACACCTCAAATTCCACAAAAATCAGCTACTGAAAAAAGAGCAATGATGGAAAGTATTATGGGTGATATGAGAAGAGGACAAGATACTCTTAATTTTACAACTCAGAATATAGCAGCCAATACTTTACAGGTAACCCCAGGTATGAATACTATGGGGGATGGAACTAAACTCCCAGAAGGTAATGTAGGTCTTGATATGATTATGGGATTAATGAATAAAAAATAATGGCATTCGGAGCTAGATATATATTTCCTAATGACGCCAACCCTAGAGTTGCCGTAGGAGTTAACCTTCCTTTTTCAGGAAATTCAGTGTTTACTCCAAATTTTACTACAAAAGAGGCTGTTAAATATAATTTAATTAATTTTTTCTTAACTAACGCTGGTGAAAGACCTTTAAACCCTACATTTGGAGCTAATCTTAGAACTCGTATTTTTGAGCAATTAGACGATACCACATATAACGGATTAGTTGATGTTATAGGTTCTTACATAAGTAATTATTTCCCTAATGTTAGATTATTTGATTTAGCAGTTAATGGAGACCCTGATACTAATACTATGGTGGCAACTTTAACTTATGATATTTTAGATCTAGGTACAACCGACACTATACAACTTGAATTCTTATAATGGCTACAAATAGAAACATACAATATGTAAATAGGGATTTTACCCAGATAAGACAAGCTCTTATCAACTATTCTAAAACATATTTCCCTACAACTTACACCGACTTTTCTCCAGCATCACCTGGTATGATGTTTATGGAAATGGCTGCCTATGTAGGTGATGTTTTATCTTTCTATTTAGACAACCAAATTCAAGAAACCTATCTCCAATTTACTAGAGAAACTAGTAATCTCTATAACCTTGCTTACATGTTTGGTTACAAACCTACAGTAACAGGTGTCTCTACAGTAGATGTTGATCTATACCAGCAAATCCCAGCTAACCCAGTCACAGGTAATCCTGATTTCTCATATTGTTTAATTTTAGAACCAAATGCAGTAGTATCTTCTAACTTAAACACTAATCAACAATTTCTAATTCAAGATAAGGTTGATTTTTCTGTATCTAATTCTTTAAGCCCTACAGAAGTTAACGTTTACACTTATTCGGGTACTCAACCCTCATACTATCTTTTAAAGAAAACTGCTCAAGCAATATCTGCTACAGTTAATACTACTACATTTTCTTTTGGTACTCCTGTAGAATTTGCTACCGTTTCTATAAATGACGATCAAATTATAAGAATTCTTGATATCTTTGATAGTGATGGAAATCAATGGTATGAAGTACCTTATTTAGCTGAGGATTGTATTTTTGATACTATTCAAAATTCACCTCAAAATGATCCTAATCTAAGCGCTAATAATGATCAAGTACCATATTTGTTAAGATTAAAACAAGTTCAAAGAAGATTTGTAACTCGTTTTATTAACTCTGGTTCTTTACAACTGCAATTTGGTGCCGGTACTACTAACGATATAGATGAAGTTATTGTACCCAACCCTGATAACGTAGGTTTAGGGTTACCTTATACTCAAGATAAACTTACAACTGCTTATTCTCCTACCAACTTTATATTTACTAAAACTTATGGTATTGCTCCTGCTAATACTACATTAACAGTAAGATATTTAACAGGAGGAGGAGTAGCATCTAATGTCCCCGCTAATAGTTTAACTAACTTAGATACTTCTAATGTTAGATTCTTAAATAATTTACCTAATTCTGTAGCTTCTCAAGCTAATTATGTATTTAATTCAATAGCATCAAATAATCCTAGAGCTGCTTATGGTGGTCAAAATGGAGATACTATTGAAGAAATCCGCCAAAATACTCTAGCAACTATAGGAGCTCAACTCCGCAGTGTTACCCCTGAAGATTACCTAATCAGAGCACTTTCTATGCCCGCTGAATACGGTACCGTTGCTAAAGCGTTTGTAGAAAAGACAAAATTGCAAAACGTACAGCCCGGTGAAATACCTTCGACCCTCGATCTATACGTTTTAACTTACGATCAAAACGGCAATTTAACTACGGCTGCAGCCGCTCTAAAACAAAACCTATCTACCTATCTTTCTCAATATAGAATAATGGGAGATACGGTAAACATTAAAGACGCTTTTATCATAAACATTGGAGTTGATTTTGATATTATAGTATTACCTAATTATAATTCAAATGATGTTTTACTAGCCTGTACCAATGCTTTAATAGTTAGATTTGCTATTAGAAATTGGCAAATAAATCAACCCATTATTTTAAGTGAATTATTTATTCTCCTAAGTAATATCTCTGGAGTACAATCAGTGTCTAATATTAAAATTTCCAATAAAGTAGGAACTTCTGAGGGGTATTCTCAATACGCTTATGGTATAGAAGGAGCAACTGTTAACAATACAGTTTACCCTTCATTAGACCCTATGATTTTTGAGGTTAAATACCCATTATCTGATATTAAAGGAAGAATAGTAACATTATAAAATGGCAGTATACAAAATATTCCCCGAAAAAGATGCTACCATGTATTCTCTGTTCCCACAGATGAATACAGGACTTGATGAGATCTTACAAATAGGTAACCTTAACTTTGCTATTGATACTTCTCCTCAAGTATCAAGATATTTGATCAAATTTGATCAAAATGAAATAGACAGTTTTCTTGATACTAAAGTATTTCCTGTTACTAACAATTGGAAAGCTTATCTTAAAAACTATATAGCAACTGCTCAAGGAATAGCCTTAGACTCTAGACTCTATGTCTACCCAGCTTCAGGAGCTTGGGGAATGGGTACTGGAAAATATTTAGACATCCCAATTGTAACTAATGGAGTTAGCTGGGAATGGCAAACTACAGGTGATGGTAAAAGATGGGATTTTACCAATTTTGGTCCTTATGTTACTGCTTCATACAACACAAATACCAATAGAGGTGGGGGAACTTGGTTTACTGGATCCAATTATCCCGGTTTAGATATAGTTCAAACACAAACCTTTACCTACCATTCTGATAAAGACTTAAATGTTGACGTTACCGATACTGTAAAAGTTTGGTATACTAGTTCTAATGGTATAACTGGTAGCTATGTAAACATAGCAAATGAAGGCTTTCTTGTAAAATGGGAAGGTAGTAGTTCTTATGAAGATCCTTTAGGAAATTATTATATAGAATTTAATCCTAATAAGAACGTTCAACCTGTTCTTCAATACTATTCTAGAGATACCCATACTATTTATCCTCCATGTTTAGAAATTAGATGGAGAGATTATAGATTTAATACTGGGTCTTCTACAACTACAATTGTTAACACTGACAATATTTACGCTTCTATAGCTAATAATGCTGGTTTCTATTATAGCCAGAGCATCCAGAGAGTAAGAGTAGATTGTCGTCCTAAATACCCACCAGTAGTATTCCAAACATCTTCATTATATACTACAAATTATTATCTACCTACAGCTTCATATTGGGCTATTAAAGATCTTGATACAAATGAGTATATAATAGATTTTGACCCTGAATACACTCAAATCAGTGCTGATAATCAATCAAGCTACTTTGATTTATATATGAATGGTTTGCAGCCTGAAAGATATTATACTATACTTATCCAAACCACAATTAATAATTCTACTATGGTTATGGATATGAATTACAATTTTAAAGTTATTAATGGATGAGTCAAGAAAGAATAAATCTTGTAAAACAAGTATTTGATAAAAGACAGTATGATAAAACTATTAATACTTCTTTTAATCAATTAACTTTTGCTGCCGGAAGTGCTACAGGATCTACTCTTCCTACAGTAGACCAATTCTTTGAATTCTACAATCAGTTATTTTTTGAAATACCTAAATTTGGAGTAACTGATTCTCATGAGTATCTTATTAAAACTAGCCAAGATTATATAGGTTTAGATACACAAAATGAAGAAATACAAGCATTAATAGCAGAAATAACTGATTTAAGACAAGAAGTTTTAAGTTTAAATCAACAAATATTTGATTTACAAAATACTAATACGTTAAATGGCTGAGAGTAAGATTAATATTGTCCAAGTAAATCCAAATACTTTTGAACTACAAACATATAGTTCAACTGATGAAACCCTTATATCTAATCAAATAGTTGAAGGAAAGTTTGGACTTCCTGGTGATTATGTAGAGTATTTTGTTTATTCTTTTGATAAGTTACTTCTTTATCCTGTAGATACTCCTGCAATTTCTTCTACAGATTATACTGTAACTAATGACCCTTATCTACAAAACCAAGGATTTTATTCTACAATTAATATTAATCCTCTTGTAGATGCTTCTGAATTAGGATTTGATGTAGGTCAATTCTATACAATATATAATTTCTTAAAAACTAAACTTAGCTCTTCAGTAGACAATCAATTTTATATTACTGAAATTAGCTCTGATAGAACTGAAGTTAGATTAGATACAAACAATATCCCTGATGTTTCTTGGGTACCTTTAGCTCGAGAATTTCAAGCTCAAATCTCAGCTAGTTTTCCATACTACACAGATTTTTATCTGAATTTTGGTTATAATAATCTTATTATAGCTAATAATATTTTAGTTGATACTTCTATTGCTTCTAATCCTACAATTTTAGTTAAGCTTTATGAACCCCTACCCCAACAATATACTTTAAAAAGTGAATGTTGGATTGTAGAACAAGCAGCAGAATCTGTAGCATACCAAATAGAAATTTCTCAACTGTTTGATGTTGAAGATGATACTATCCAAATCTCAGGCCCCAATTTTAATTTATCTGAAAAAGATTTAATTAATAATTCTACAACCTACCAGGATTTTGCCTCTTTAACTGCAACTACAGTTTCAGGTTCATTTAATCAATTAGATAGCCTTTTAGAAGAAAAGGGAATTGAAATTAATGTTGATTATTCTTTATATAACAATTTTATTTTCCTCTCTTCAGCTTACCAAAGATTATACAACTTTAGATATAAACTAGAATTACTTGAAGAATTATCTGCTACTTCTTCTCTATTATCCAGTATTACAGGTTCAGCTTTAACATCTTCTGGAGTTTCATCTTCACTAGCAATTAACAATTATCAAATAAATGATATTATTCGAAACTTTGATGGGTACGAATATTATCTATATTACGAGTCTTCTTCTACTACATGGCCTAAGCAAAACGCTCTTCCGCCCTATACTTTATATTCCACAACTTCACCTGAAGGTATAACCTGGTTTACCTCTCAATCTATAGTTGCTAATGACTATGATCAAAATAATTCCAACAATCTTTATTGGAGTATTCCTGAATATATAAGAGAAGACACTCAAAACGAGCCCTATGTACTTTTTAGTAACATGGTAGGTCAGAGTTTTGATAACAGTTGGCTTTATACTAAAGATCTAAGTAATCGATATAATACAGATAACAGAATTAATTTTGGTATCTCTAAAGATCTTGTAGCAGATGCTATTAGATCTTTTGGAGTTAAACTTTACCAAAACAATTTCTCATCTAACGATCTTTATATTGCATATTTAGGTTACAACCCCGAAACCGGGGGTTATTTACCCCCTACTGGGTCTGAATTAATTACAAACTATGTTACTTCATCAGCAGATCCTGTACCTTTAGATGATGTAAATAAAAGAATCTATAAAAGAATCTATCACAACTTACCTTATCTTTTAAAGAAAAAAGGCACAGTAGATGGGTTGAAAGCTCTTATTACCATCTATGGTATTCCTGATACTATTTTAAGAATATCTGAATTTGGAGGTAAAGATAAAATTAACTCTAACGATTGGGATTTTTGGCAACAAAAATTTAATTACAAATATGATCTTGTAAAGGATGATACTATCTCTACCCCATTATTTTTAAATAGTACTTGGGGATCAGAAGACAATCGTCCCCAAACTGTAACATTCAGATTTAAAACCCCAGGAGTTAAATCAGCTTTAACTTTCCCTTCTCAAAGCTTATTTGTAACAGACTCAACACCCAATAATGTTGTTTTAGGGTTACAATACAATCTTTCCAATCACTCTAGTGGATCCTATAGTGGTTCTATTCTTAATCCTGAATATGAATACGCTAATTTAGTACTCTACCCATATATAACAGATCTCACAACTTCAGCAAGTGTTTATTTACCTTTCTTTGATGGGGGTTGGTGGAATGTAGCACTTACTAGAGATGCCGATAATTGGAATTTATATGCTGCTAATAACATTTATAATGGAGATGATGGCAGTCAATTAGGCTTTATAGCTTCTGCCTCACTTAATGCCTCTTCAGGACCTTATGCAGCATCAGTTTCAGCTTCATTTGGAAGTGATTTTGGTAATGATATTTCTATATTCAAAAAATTCTCAGGATCTCTCCAGGAGATAAGATACTACACTCAACCTATTGCAGTTTCTAGCTTTGAGGATTTTACAATGAATCCTGATTCTATAGAAACTACATTATGGGATGGAGCTCCCCTACAATTAGCTTTTAGAGGTAATTTAGGTGGAGAATTATACACTGAATCTATCTCTACTCATCCTAAAGTTGCTGGTTCTTGGATTACTACATCTTCATTTGAGGGGGATCACAGTAATTTTATTATAGGATCCAATAATTTTACCCCAAATACCGAAACTGTATATTTTGAACAGCCTATAGCAGGTATTAAAAACGCAGTTTCTAACAAAATTAAACCTATATCTTCTAGTCTCCCCTCAGGTGATACTCTTTCAAGATATATTACTATAGAACAAAATACTGAAGCTGAAAATAATTACACTAATAATGTTAATTATGCTGAAATAGCATTTTCTCCTCAAAACGAAATAAATGAGGACATTATGGATCAGCTTGGATTCTTCAATATGGGAGAATTTATAGGAGATCCTAGACAACGTTTCTCTGAAGCAACTTCTTACCCTGATCTAGATCTTTTAAGAAATAGTTTCTTTGAAAAATATACAGGCAATTACGACCTTACAGATTATATAAGACTTATCAAATATTTTGATAATTCTTTATTCAAAATGATCAAAGATTTTACCCCAGCAAGAACAAGTTTAGCTTCTGGGGTTGTAGTAAAACAAACCTTACTTGAAAGAAGTAAGTATCCGATGCCTGAAGTAACTCAAACACAGAGTTATTATGAAGGTACTCTTGATATAGTTGAAGTTTCAGGTAGCACTGGGGGTACTTTTAATCAATACAACGGTTTAACTAACAATTGGGAAGTAACTCAAAGTTGGACTGAAACTATTGTTACCCCATATGGCCTTACTACTCAAATTCACTCTAATCAAGATGAATTTTATAATGGTGAGTTAAGTGGTTCAACTATTTTAGTTGAAAACGGTGAGTTGAATGAATTTAACCCATTTAAACAAGTCGATACTACTCCTACAATTTATAACATTCTACTATACGGAGGTGATGGAGCAGGTGGAACTCCTACTTCATCTACCCAATTCCTTAGCTCAGTATTCCCAGTACCCGGTACAGCTTCTTTTTGGAGTCAAGACCCATCTCAACCTACAGTTCCAGGACAACCTCCATTTTTTATCCCATACGCTAAAATTCATAGCTTAGATTTAGAAGGAATAAACAATGGTCTAACTTTAGCTAGTGTTGAATCTATTGTTTGGGGAGGATTTACATTTTATCCTATTACAATCTCTCCAAGAGATGGAGGCGATTATTATTTCTTTGAATTTGCCCCAGGTAACCCTGCTCAGTATTTACTTGGTGTTGATCCCCAACTTTTTACTAATCAACTTTTAGTATTTAGCCCTAAAGTAACAGATGCTACAGGCCCATTTCAAAATAATGAGTATAATCCTATTATTAATAATAGTGAATTTAATAGATCAAATACTAGTGTTAGACAAGTAGATTACACTACTAATCAGCTAGTCCCTATTAACTTCTCCGCTATAATTTCAGGAACGGCTGAACCTGCTTCTATCCCTAATTCAAATTATACTTCATATAATTACATTACTCCTAGATATGTTGGTAGTAAAAACACAACTGATGATTTTAATTCTGATTCTTTAACTACTACTAATTTAATTAAAATCCAACAAAATGTAAACTTAGGAGATAATCCTGTAGGTTTACCTTCTGTAGATTTAAACCAAACATATTTTGCCTACTTTAATTGGGCTGGAGGTACATCTCCTGAGTGGGGTGATTTTAAGTCTGATAGAACTACCTATAATATTAGATTTTTTGTTAATGAACAAGGAAACATAATTAAACCTATCAATGATTCTAATGGAGTCAATTTAGGTATTATGCGTCAAAACTTTACCGAAGGTGGATTAGCCACATCCGCCTTAACTAATACTAATTTATTTGGTACTCAACTTTCTATTTTAAATGGTTCTTACCCTATATTTAAAAGTGGTAAAACTATCCAACCTATTATTTACAACCAATATTCTGTTTTTGATGGTAATGGTAATACTGTAGATTATAACTTCACTAGTTCTATCTATTTTAATCTTCAACCAGGTACTTCACCAACTACAAACTGGTTATTCCAAGCTAACCGTATTACTACTGATGCTACTATTACTACTAATATATTTGCTACTACTCCTATAGTTATAGATTGGAATAATGTATCTTTTGATAGTGGTTCTTATTTTGATTTAAGTGGTGATTATTATGAATTCCCAGCTAATACTGATACTCAAGTTAGATTTATAGTTGGTATTGCTTCTCTACTTTCATTTGCTTGGACTCAACCTGGTCAACAGGCTACACTTACCTATGCTATTCAAAAAGCAGCTAGTCCTTATACCAATTGGACTACTTTATCTCAAGGGAATGTAAGTTTTAGCAAATTTACTAATGCTTTCAACGATGTTACTATAGAAACACAACCTTTAAACTTCACAGCAGGAGATAGAGTTAGAGTTGTATTAACTAATTTTTCAGTTAATCCTTTCTCTTCTAATACTGCTACTATAAAAATAGGTGCTGGTTCATTTTTCTATAATACACAACTTAAATCTCCCGGAACTATTCCTTCTGCAAGTAGTCCATACTTTACTTCTAATACTGTTAATCTTAATGTTTTAACAGCATCTGCTGAGTTTTCTAGTTTCTATGGATTTACTGCAACCGGAATTCCTAATAGTGGATTTAATGCTATTAGTTATCCTTTTATCCCTCAAGTTAATGATGAAATAAGATTTGAAGGTGTTGAATCTGAAGCTTATACTATTACTAATGTAACCTATACTAATAGATTATACTTTACTTTAAACCACGATATCTCAACTGGAATTAATATTAACCAATTCTTAATCAGAAGGTATGTAGACGACCCAGCATTTATAATTTTAGACGTAGACAAACCCGCAGGCGATTCTGGTGGTGGTATCTTAAAACCTGAATATTTATTGGGTAGAATTGAAAACAGAGTAGATTCAATCCTTCAGAATCTAGAAGAAAAAGGTTTAATAGAATCCTAATATCAAGTGGCTGAAAAAAGAATAGCTAATAAAAGAGTTGATACTGATGGTGGTATCTGGGTAGATAGACGTTTAGCTTTTAATAAATTCAATCTCCCTATAATCGAGTCTGGGTGGCAAAATTATTTCCTTACCATAGACAACGATGGAATTACCTCTCTAGCCCAGGGAATGTCAGGAACTAGTGGAGCAGGTACAGCAGGAACATCAGGCCTTTCTAATGGCACTTCAGGCACCTCAGGTACTTCAGGCGCAAGAGGAACTTCAGGCACATCAGGCACATCCGGTGTGGGTTCCGCAGGCACCTCAGGAGCTACTGGTACTTCAGGAGCCCCAGGCACTTCAGGCACTTCGGGAGCCCCAGGTACTTCAGGAGTTCCAGGTAGTTCAGGTACTTCAGGAGCTCAAGGCACTTCAGGCACATCAGGTGCTCCTGGCAATCCTGGTACCTCAGGCACTTCAGCTCCAGGTATAACTTCAGGTACTTCTGGTGTGGGTTCACCTGGAAGTTCAGGCACCAACGGTACTTCAGGAGCCAATGGTACTTCAGGCATAAACGGATCTTCGGGCACATCAGGCTTTAGAGGCACTTCAGGCACCTCAGGTATTAATGGTACTTCGGCCACTAGCGGCACTTCAGGTACTAATGGTACAACAGGTACTTCCGGAACCAGTGGTACATCTGGTATTAATGGTACCGCCGGTACTTCAGGAGCTCAAGGAACAGGGGGAACAAGCGGAACCTCAGGGGCTCAAGGTGATAAAGGAGCTCAAGGAACAGGAGGAACAAGCGGAACAAGCGGAACTTCAGGGGGGGCTGGTGCTGCCGGTACTTCTGGTACTTCTTCTACAAGTGGTTCTACCTGTGGAAATGCTGTAGCTTTTCAATCAGCCGCAATTCTTCAAAGTACAGCTCAAAACGCCCAATTAAGATTTAGAAGACTTTATACCCTCCCAGTATTAGCTAACCAAGCAGGAGGAATTTCTACTACTCCTTCATCTGAGATGTATAATTTTAATAATCCTTCTTATACTGGAGGCACTACAGAAAGCCCAGTTACGGTTCTTAATGCCACTATCCCCTCTAATTTCGCTAATGCTATAGCTAATTCTTTAACATCCCCAGTAACTTATGAAGGAGATCTTTTAGACCAAGATCCCCTATATGCAGGTGAAGTAGCTAATATGCTTCCCATGGATACGGTTATGTATACTACTTATGCCCAAAACCCAGACCCATCAACAGCACCTGCTTACAGAAGACCTTATTTAGCTACTAATTTTTCTTTTATAGGAAATAATGCAGCTCAAGACCTTTCAGATGCTTCATTTATAGTTTGTATGGTGGTTTTTGGTTTAACTCCTAAACCTGCTCATTTAGAAACATTCTGGGGTCCCGATATATATTATAATCCTTATAATAATATTCTTAGTACTAATAATCCTCAAATAATTGAATACAATGTTAGATTTATAGGACCTATAATCCCTGACAATCCATTTTTAAGTGAAACTTTTACTAGAGCTACTAATAATTGGAGGTCTACAGGTGTAGCAGATGTTGCCGGGTATAACCATTATGGGATAGGTTGGACTATAATTAATCCTGATACTCCTGAAGATGATGAAGGTTATATTGTGTTAAATCCTGAAAGTTTAGGTAATATCAATACTATGATTAGAGGAAGGTGGGGTCATGTATTTAAGATTTGTCAACAACCTTTACCTCAAGTTTAAGATAACTTGGTAATAGGTTTTATTTTCATATATTTATAATAAAAAATACGCATTTAAACATGGGATATTTAAACAACAGTGTAGTAACAGTAGATGCTATCTTAACAGATGTAGGTAGAGAGTTACTTGCTAAAAACGACGGTTCATTCCGTATTACTCAATTTGCTCTATCTGACGACGAAATCGATTATACACTTTATAATCCAAGCAACCCTTCAGGTTCAGCTTTTTATGGTCAAGCAATTGAAAACATGCCTCTTCTAGAAGCATTTCCTCTTGTAACCCAAGAAATGAAGTATGTGTTAACTACACTACCTCGTGGAACCTCTAAGATGCCAGTACTTGATCTAGGATATGCAGCAATTACTCTAAAACAAGGAGCTTCACTTGCTATTACACCTCAGACACTAAACTATTTAGGTGGCCTCAATACATTCGAATCTAGCGGTTATACCGCAACTATATCCGATGTACGCGTGCTTAACACATTTAACGGGGTAGGCATCAACACTCCAGAAGCCAACGCACTAAACAGTACTACAACGGTAGGTACAAACGTATCTAAAACAGTTGTTGGTACAACAATCAATATGACTGCAACTACTGTAAATACATTGTTTGGTTCTAATACAATCTTACAAGCCACTTTAACAGTAGTAGGTAGAGATTCAGGTGCTCGTATTACAATTCCTGTAACTATTACTAAAACTTCAGCTTAATTATGTCGTTTAAAAGATTAACCCCTTCAGATTTTTTAGTATCAGCTGATTCAGTTACAGCCCCTTGTTGGACAAATGATATTCAAACATTATCTAGTTTTTATACTTCTTCTACTCAAGAAGCAAGTTCACAAGGAGATTATGTATTAGCAGTTTATAACACAGTTTCATCTTACGATAGTGCCTCAATCCAATTTTATATTGGATATTGCGATGCTTATGGTTCGGGTTCAACTGCTTACAATTCTGCTATCCCTGGTCTTTCTCCTTCAAGAACTTTATATGGTCAATACCGAAACCTTATTCTTGAAGATGAAAACTCTGAGTTTGCATTTGGATCAGTTTCTAGCTCTCAATTCTTTGCTATCTCAGTAGAAAGAGCTAATTATAAACAATCCCTTCTTCCTGGATCTCTAAACCTAACCCTTTCAGGTTCTGCAGCTAATACTACATTAAAGTTAACAGATAATAGTAACGATATTTCTGTTGTGCCTTATATCAATGGAACTAGAGTTTATCAAATCATCTCAGGTTCAAATGGTACTGCTGCTTCTGCTGCGCCAACAGGAACAACTACACGTGGTTATACCGCTTCGGGTTCTTATGGATGGTTTATTCCTGATATGGGTACTATTTTATTAAATGCTAAAGCTCTTCAACTTCAAGTTGTAAATGGAGGTGTTGCTTTAGTTCCTCAAACCGGTAGCTCAAATATAGCCAATGGTTTAAACAATACAATAATGTTTAGATCCATTAATAGTGGTTCTAGCTTTGCTTTAAATTCTCAAGAAAACGTTACTTCGGATTATGTATTCATAAGACCGCAAAACGCAGAATTTAACTACACAACCAACCCATCCTTCATCTCAGGTTCAACTGGTGAGGTAATTTACTCTCAATACATCAACAACCCACAAACTTATATTACAACTGTAGGTTTATATAACGATGCAAACGAGTTATTAGCTGTAGCAAAATTATCTAGACCATTAGTTAAAGATTTTACCAAAGAAGCATTAATCCGCGTTAAGCTAGATTTTTAAAATGAATGGGAGCTTGGAAACAATTTTTAACCTCAGACATAATTGTTACCCCATTTCAGGTTAACAAAGGTTTTAGCTTACCTTATACCCAATGGGCAACCGGATCAGATGGGCAAATAGTAGGTATCGATAGATTTTTTGGACTTAGCGGTAGTTGGTTTAGCAATAAATCAACTACTGGTACTCTTACTGTCGAATACCAAACTTTAATTTACGATTCTGTAAAACAACTCTACTACTCTAATTTTTTGAGTAGTAGTACAGGAGACAATGCTGTACCTCCTACTCTTATCCCCGGTTCTACCCCTTCAGGTTCAGGTAATGTTTTAATAGGGTCTGGTTCAGGTCCTCTATACGACAATTTCTTACAAAGCACTTTAACTCCACAACGATACTGGAATCCTATAGAAATTTTAGTTTTATCTGTACCTTCAAAAGTTTATGGAGAATATATTGCTCCTAATACTTTTAGATGGGCTTGTGGCACACCGGGTGTTGAAGGAACTATTGTAGATGATGGGGAAGGTAACCTATTTTCAGGTAGTACTAATGTGGGGAATATTATTTACCCTCATGGTCTAGCAATCTTAACTTATACTTCTTCTATTTTTGGAGAAGACCTTGCGTTTTGGTTAGGAGAAACAAACATGACTTGTTCTTTCTCTTCATCCATGACCATATATGAAACACAATATAAATGCACAATCCGAGAAGATGAGTTTAATCTTACACTAAACCCATCAGCTCAAGCCAGTGGTTCTATAATCACTGTTAATTCAGGATCAGGATCATTTTACCAACCAGGTAATGGAAAACTATTAGATACTGTAACCGGATCTTATTTCTCACCTTATGTAACCACTGTTGGTTTATATAATGAAGCACAAGATCTATTGGCTGTAGCCAAATTATCACAACCATTACCTACTTCAAACACAACTGATCTGACAATCCTAGTAAACCTAGATAGATAATGTGGAAATATAATAATGAAGAAATGACTTGCCTTGAAGATTTCCCTCAAGGCACTTATGGTTTTGTATATAGAGTTATACATAAACCTAGTGAAATTGCTTATATAGGAAAAAAAGTTTTATTTCATAATATAAAAAAGAAACTTACCAAAAAAGAATTAAATCTGATAGAAGGTCAGGGACGACGTCCTGTATATAGATTAACCCAAAAAGAATCAGACTGGAAGACTTATTATGGTTCTGCTAAACCTATTTTAGAACTTATTAGTAATGGAAGATCAGACGAATTTGAACGTACTATTATTAAATTAGCTCCTGATAAAAAATTGTTAACTTATTACGAAACTAAATATTTGTTTGTGTATGAAGTTTTAGAAAAGCCTGATGATTTTTATAATGATAATATTTTAGGTAAATTTTATAGTAAAGATTTTTTTCAATAAAACCTCAAATTAATTCGTATATTTATCACCATGAAACGTACGGAACTCCTCAACCAGATCAAGAATCATATTTTAAAAGAAGTTCAAGTTAAAACTTCTAAAGTATCCAAAGACAACCCTAATATCTTTGTTGTAGCTAAAGTAACCTACAAACCCGAGGATTACACTAAATATGTTCGATTCGCACAAGGTACATACACAGGAAATTCTCCAGAACAATACCTAAAAAACGCTATCCAGTTAAGACAAAGAGAAAAAAAAGAATTTGATCCTAATACTTTAAGTTACTATTTCAATCAAGATGGTAACATGGAAAATTATGAGGTTGAATTTATTGAAACTGGTTTGTCTGCAAACGAAGCTACAAGAATGGCTAATCAAAAAAACCAAGAACTTGGTATTAAAGATAAGAGATTAGGTGGTTTAGCAGGTGTTTCTAATCCTATTGAAGTAGATAAAAAAGATATTATAGGACCTATGAAAGATGGTTTCTACTATATTGATAAAATGGCTTTACCTAAATATAAAACCTTAAAAGTAGATAAAAAAATTGAAACTGTTATAAATGGTTTCAATAAACTTACTAAGAAGCCTAAATCTTGGACTTATCTTAAAATTACTTCTCAAATCAAGCCTACTACATCTTTAACAAAATGATTAAGTTAAGTTCTCTTTTAAAAGAAATCAAAGTTATATCACCATATGATAGACTAGTTATACAGTTATCAGCTACGGATGAATATGGTGAAGCACGAGATAAAACTACACTTATTTTTCCAAAACATGGAGACCAATTACATCCAGAAGATAAAGCATATCTTGAATCAGAAGAAGTAGGTATTCCTGAGGAAAGTGGATTTTTTTTCTATTTAGATCTTGCTTTAATGTATTTTGAAAATCAGATTCAACAATTAGGAAATAACCCAGATAGATCTCAAGTAGAAGATGTAATAATAGAATTAGTAAAAGATTTATCTAAATATATTGAGGAAAATGAAGCTTATTCTATAGAGGATACAGGTCCAAGAGATGATATTGCAAATAATATTCTAGAGAAATTTAAAGAACTTTTCCCAACCGTTAACCCCCACTTTGTAGGTCTGGGGTGGTTCACTTTTTCTAATGGTTTAGTAGAATCTTTAGTAGAGGGCGATCCTTCATTTCTTATAGACTTTACCTTTGGGGGTAATGTAAATGAAATTAGAGTAGTAGCTCCTAATCTATCCATAGCTGATTACTTAAATTCTCCTCAAAATACAAAAGATGTTAGAGATTGGGCGTGGGAATATTCTAGAAATAATTTGGACCGTACTGAACATCAAGAAATCTATAACGACTACATACAGCGTATAAAACCTGGAAGTTTTCGACTTGTTGACCCTGATAGGGATCCAATGGGTGCTACAGACTATAATTTTGATAAAGTTTTTAAGGACCCACTTAATGTAGCCACATTCAATTTCTCCACAGAACAAGTATGGTACTTTGCTTTTTCCTCTAACTTTTTAGAGGGAGGTTTTAAATTCTGGGATTTAGAACCATTTTTTGCTGGAGATAAACTTATTGAAGCCGTAACTTTCTAAAGATATGATTAAATTAGTTAACCTTTTAAAAGAAATTAAAGTTGTTAGTCCAAAAACTGAATTGATTTTTTGGCCTGCCCTCTTAAAAGCTTTAAGACGAAATTTTGGAAAAGATTGGAAAATATATAATAATCTTACCACATCTTCCCCCTCAGTTAAAATCTATAATGCTATCTATAATGCTACTAATAATTTAGAAGATATAAAACAATTTATTGATTCTATTGATGGTTGGAGATCATCTCCCATATCTAGAGGCCAATTACTAATTTACCCTACAACTATGGCCAGAGGAAAGGTTAAACAGGATATATTGACATCCTATAGACATCCCGAAAGAGAAATCTCTCCTTTAGTTTTAGATTTTTTTACAAAATTACGCCAACAAGGAATTGCTGATCTTAATACACCCCAGGAGTATTTTTCTTTTATAAAACCCCACTTCCCAGCTGGGGTTAATGAAATTAAAGTTTTAGATCCTAAAGATATAAATTTTTATGGTAATATACCTGCTTTGGGTATTTTATTTAATTATTCTGATGAGGAACCAGAAATTCCTTATGAATGGGACGATAAGGAGATACGAAAACTAGTTAAAGGTTTAGGATATAAAGATTGGAAAGATATAGCAGGTGAAGTCACTCACTATTTCCCCCCAGATGATGAGGATTTTTTAATAACAATTAGAGATCAAGAAAATCGTCCTAATATAGAAGTTAAAGACCTTACTATAGGAATGATTATTAAGAATATTTTACAAGACTTCCCTTACGAATCAGATGAACCCATTGAAACTGATAGTTATGTGCCTAAAGTTAAGGATGTTGAAGTTGATAATAGTTTTAAAACAAAACAGAATCCAAAATTAAAAGCTCTTATTGAAAAATATAAAGATGAATTAATTGATAAATTTGAATTAGATAGATCTGCTGTAGAAGTAATAGATTACACATATTACCCTGAAGTAGGGATTGGATCACCTTATAGCGGATTTGTTAAATCTGTAAAGTTTATCACACCTAAAGATTGGGAAGAAAATAAAAAATATTTTGCTCAAAATCAAAACTATAGAGAAGCCAAAAATATAAAAATAGGGGGTGTTGATTTAAAATATTATATAAATTAATAAAAAATATCTTAAAAGTTAAGCTTAGAAATAAAATTAAAATGAAAAAACAACTACTTTCCGAAGAATTTACTCGCATGCAAAAGCTTGCAGGCATTGTAAATGAAATTAAAGTAGAACCTCCTATGAAATTAAAATTTAAAGAAGGTGTTTACGGTTTTATCTTTGATTCTCAACATGATGAGATTGTAAAAATATTCACATCACCCCCAAGTGAAGCTGAATTAAAACGTCTTTCAGGCATGTTAGATGAATATGATATGATATTTACAGACCTTAAAACAGTTAATGAATTGTTTGAAATTGAAAGTAAAGAACAATTATTAGCCGATAAAGGATTGAGTCAAGTATTAGATTGGTGGCAATAAATTAAAATGAAAAAACAACCACTCTCCGAAGAATTTCAACGCATGCAAAAGCTTGCAGGTATTATATCTGAAATTAAAGTAACATCTGGTTCTTTCCCTCTCCCTAAAGGGTGGAAAGAACTACCTGTAGATAATGACCCAGATCTAGAAGAAGATATTGAAATTGAAAGTTATGGTGCCCCTATGGAAGGGTGGGATGAAGATCATCCTGATATTGTAAGCATCTACTCAACCCCAGAAATTGATGCCGAGACCGGAGAACCAATAGAAAAAAAGCAATACTATGTAGAAGTCTATATATCTTATGGTGATTGGGCAGAAGATATGGAAAAATATGATACATTTATAGGAGCTAAAACAAAAGCTATAGAAATAATGAATGATATATCTAGTGATTGGCCTGATGATGAAGATTGGGATACCGATTTTGATAATGACGATGATGATAACAATAATGAAATTTAAAAAATGAAAAAACAACTACTCTCAGAAGAATTTACCCGCATGCAAAAGATGGCAGGCATTGTAAATGAAATTAAAGTAAAACCTTCATTACCAAAAAACGTAGAAGCATTCAAACAATTTATAATCTCAGAATTAGGTGAGGTTTTAGAAGATTACATTGAAAGTGGTGAAAACTTATTTGGTGAGCCCTTTGATGCCCCTCAATATGAAGAATTAAAAAATTCTATTAATAGCTTAACAACATTAGAAGATATAGAAAATGTCGTTGAGGATTTTTTATATGAAAATGTCTATGAAAAAGATTACGAAGTAAAAGATTTTTTTCAATATATCTATAGAAATTTTATTGAAGGATAAAATATATTTTTAAAACATCTTAAAAGTTAAGCTTGGTTTTCCAAGCTTTCTTTTTTATCTTATCTACATGGTTAATCAACTACTTGTAGCGCTTGTCAATTCTGTTTTAGGGCAGGGGAAATCAACTGCAAGAGGTAACCAAGCCCACACCTGCCCATTTTGCCATCACCATAAACCCAAATTAGAAATAAATCTTAGTGAAGGAAATGGAGATAAAAACCCGTGGCATTGTTGGGTGTGTGGGAAAAAAGGAGTAAAGCTAATCACTCTATTTAAACAAATTGGAGCTCCTGAAGATAAACTAAACGAATTACGTGCTTTAGTTAAATCTTCATATAAAGACGAGCAAACCCAAACCCACGAAGAAGCTAAACTACCTGAGGAATTTAAACCTATTTCTCAAATCACCGAAAATGATATTGTAGGGAGACATGCCATTGCTTACCTTAAAAAACGAGGTATTACAAAGGCAGATATTCTAAAATACAATATAGGATATTGTGAAAGTGGCAACTTTAAAAACATGATCATAATCCCTTCTTACAATATTTCAGGTAAACTTAACTATTTCACAGCCCGGAATTTTGATTCTACATCCCCAGTAAAATATAAAAATCCACCTCTTAGCCGAAATATAATTCCTTTTGAGCTTTATATAAATTGGTCTTCACCGCTTATATTGTGCGAAGGACCATTTGATGCCATAGCCATCAAACGTAATGCTATCCCGCTTCTAGGAAAAAATATACAAGCTAATTTGATGAAGCGTATTGTAACTTCTCAAGTTGAAAAAATTTATATTGCTTTAGATAAGGATGCCCAAAAAGATGCTTTAAAATTTACTGAATTACTCTTGGCTGAGGGTAAAGAAGTTTATATCGTTGACCTGGATGAAAAAGATCCGAGTGAAATGGGATTTGAAAACTTTACTAAACTTATACACGAAACATATCCCACAAATACATTTGACTTAATGTCAAGAAAAATAGCACTATTATGATAGAAAAAGGAACTAAAATTTATAAAAAAAGCGTTACAAGAATTCTTGAAATAGACCAAGATGCAAAACAGGTAAATTTTTTAGATACACGTTTTTACAAAAAGGGAGACAATTACTACCCTTCAATCACATCTGTTTTGCAGTACTTCCCTAAAAACAAATTCTTTGAATCCTGGCTTAAAGATGTAGGCCACAATTCAGATGTTATTGTTAGAAGAGCAGCAGATGAAGGAACACAAGTTCACGAAGCAATTGAAGCCTATTTGGAAGGAAAACAAATTTCCTGGTTAAACGAACAAGGTCAAGCTAACTATTCTTTAGATGTTTGGAAAAATATCTTAAAATTCGCTGAGTTCTGGAAGCAAGTTAAACCGACCCTCATCAAAAGTGAAATTCACCTATTTTCGGATGAATCTAAAATTGCCGGAACCTGTGACTTGGTTCTTGAAATTGAAGGCGAGATGTGGATTCTGGATATTAAAACTTCAAACAGCCTCCACACAAGCCAAGATCTTCAAATTGCAGCTTATGCTAAAATGTGGAACGAAAGCTTTGAAGAAAAAGTTACTCGCACTGGTATTCTCTGGCTTAAATCAGCTAAAAGAGGACCAGACAAATCTGGAAAGAAAATTCAAGGTAAAGGGTGGGAAGTATACGAGTCAAATCGTTCAATAGAGGAAAACTGGAAATATTTTCAAAATATCCTTGAATTGTACCATCTTGAAAATCCTGATGCCAAACCTGCATTTGAGACTCTCCCTTTAACAATTCAATTAGAGGGTTGATATTTATACGCAAACGCGTTTAAATGATCAGTCTTATTCAATTACTAGAAGAAGTCTCTTCCAGACCCAAAGCTATTATATTAGCAGGTTCTCCGGGTGCTGGAAAGACTTCTTTTGTTGAAAATTTTATACAGCCTTTTAAATTAGAGGTTTTAAATATAGACGATTATTATAAACAAAACTTACAACAGGCTGGAGTTTCTTTAAATCTTAAACAAGCCACAGCTGAGGAAAGAAGCAAATCATCTTCAGCGATGCATAAATCCATTAAAGAATACCAAGCAGCTTTAAACGAAAAAGTTAAACAAAAAGCTAACATCCTCATAGACTCAACCTCAGGCTCTTTTAAAAAAACAGCTGAGCTAAAAAATTATTTAGTAAAAAATGGGTATGATGTTTTTATGGTATATATGTTTGCTTCACTAAAAAAGTCTTTGAGAAGAAATGACACTAGATTTGATAGATCCAATGGAAAAGATAGAAGTCTTCCCCCGTCAATTGTTTTACAAACATGGGTTAATGTTAGTAAAAATTACGACAATTATAGAACCTTTTTTGGCGATAATTTTATCTCGATTGTAAACGACGATCTTCCTAAAACTTTATCTTCCCTAAAAGACATAAAGCAAATCTATTTAGAGCCATATAAGATTACAGACTCTAAACCTAAAACTCCTCAGGAGCAGGCTAAATCTGATTCGCTTAATAAAGAAAATGATTTGTTTATCACGAATTTTTGGAAATCAGATAAAACCCAAGACATTATAGATAATTCAATTTCAAAAAAAGAAGCACAAGCCAAAATTAAGTCATTTCTTCAATCATGAGTACAGATAAAATACCTGGAGGTCTAGCAAAAGGAATGTCTTTATCAGACATTGCTAAACACCATAAACTTCCCTTAAAATCCCTTCAGTCAAAACTTGAACAAGGTATTAAAACTGAAATGGAACACACTACAGATAAAGCTATAGCTCGCGAAATTGCTATGGATCATATTTACGAAGACCCAAATTATTATTCTAAATTAAAACAAATAGAGACTGAGGGTACTTGTGGGTATACAATGGATGCTGAAACCGGAGAAGAATTAGGAACACCAGGTGGTTTGGAAGAAGGTGATAAAAGAGGCTTAGACATGTATGCTTTAGAACTTCAAAAAGGTCTAGAAGAAGCTATCTTAAATCATTTACTTAACGAAAATGAGAATATAACAACCAGTACTTACCCATTTGAAGTTACAGATAGGACTTATGATGATGAAGATGATTCACTAATCTCAGTTTCATATGAATTAACAACCCCCTACAATTCCTATAAAGTTGAGTTTTATTCTGGAGAATATAGTCCTGAATCAAAAAAATTTGATCTATCATTCGGTGTAAATATCGGATATTTAAATAAAATTGATACCTTTCAAATGACAGGTGAAGGGAATGCTAAAAAAATATTTAATACTATCCTTAATATTGTAGAAGATTTTATAAATAAAGAAGATGTTAAGAAAATAGTAGTAGATGGAACTGATGAAAAACGTAAAAGAATTTATAAAGCTATTTTTTCATCCACACCTCCAAACATATCTGATAAGATTGAACTTAAAGAAGCTAACCTAAAAGGCACAATGACATTCCGTAATTGGACTGATAGTATTGAAGAAGATGGTCAAAAAACATCCGATAAAAATATGGATGATTATAAAAAACAAAACAACCCAAGTGGTAAAGTAAAAGACCCGTTTGGTTTAAATCAATTTGCTCGCGAGTTAGTTATGGGTTTAGAAGAAGCAGATCCTAAAACCGGTACAGGTAAAAAACCTGAAGGGTCATCTCGTAGATTATACACAGACGAAGATCCAAGCGATACTGTTAAAGTAAAATTTTCTACTAAACAAGACATTATAGATACTTTATCTAAAGCTTCTTTCAAATCAAAATCACACGCTCGCCAATCTCAAATTATTAACCTGATTCATCAGCGAGTAAGAGCAGCCTACGAAAGAGCTAAAGATCCTGATGTTAAAAGACGTTTAAAAACAGCTTTAGATTATGCTGAACAAAGAAAAGAAGCATCTAAAGAAAAAACACAACGTTTAAAAAAAATAAAAGAAGCATCTGACCCACAAGCTGGAACAGCTATACCTTATGGATCAGGTTATAAAGAACTCATACCTGAAATAACAAAATTTATGTTAGATAAAGGGATGAATTTAAGACCTCTCCCTAAAGTAAAATTTATAGAAGACGATAAAGAAAATGCTGAAGATATTTTAGGCAGAACAGCATTTTACAATCCTGAAGAAAAATCAGTTACATTATATACTTTAGGTCGTCACCCTAAAGATATTTTACGTTCATTTTGTCACGAAATGATACACCACTTACAAAATGTAGAAGGTAGATTACCTAAATTTTATACTACTAACACTCAAGAAGATTCCGCTTTAAATGATATTGAGGAAGAAGCCCACAGATTAGGTAGTATGACAATGAGAGAATTTGAAGATACAATAAAAAAATAGTTTTATGGAAGATAATGTTTTAAAAAAACAGTTTCAAGAGAAAGACGTTCAACGTCTAAGAAATTTAATAACAGGCAAACATGCAGATAAATCCCAAGTATCAGTCGGTTTTTCAAAAGGACAAGAACTCTATCATACGGAAGGAGATACTTGGACCGAAGGAGATAAGACGTGGACAATTAAGGATGGTATTAAACAAAATGTTACCAAACTTGATAAAGCGCGTGAAGCGGTCAATTTCCCGATTTTTTGCCCGTCTTGTAAAAAAACGATGAAACCCCATCTGGATAAAAAGTGGTATAGCATGTTTAATCACTGCTATAATTGCCATATAGATTTTGAGCATAACCTCCGAATCAAAGGACTTTGGGGCGAATATACTAAAAATATTATCAATACAGACTTGGATGGTATTATAAATG